CTAGACAACTTGAGAATAGCCTGTTGATATTCATAGATTTCTTCTGGTGGTGCAAGCAATGATACCATTTCTTTAGCGATTAAGCCTTGAATGATAGGATTGTCACCAACTAGAGTCTTGGCTTGATTCATCAGAGCAATACGATAGTTGGTATCTGTTGCTTCATAGTTGGTATCATATGAGACTTCACCTGCCCAACGAACGCCCATAAAGCGTGATGCGTATGTCCAGATCATTTCTTCAGTAACTTCCATCAATCTGGCTTTTTGTTTAGCGACACGGTGTAGATGGCGACGTTCTTCAATGATAGAAGTTCCTGATTTGACTGATGTTACATTACTGCGTAGTCCACCTAAACCACACATTGATTCTAACGCTTCTAGTAGGTCTTGTTGCTTTGCGATGATATTATTCACATCACCTGTGTCAATCTTAATTGCTTCTACTGATCCTGTTAGACCACGAACGATTGCACCAGCGTGAGCAGGGATCTTTAGTCCTGGATCAGCACGAATGATGGTCTTTGCAAACATCAATGACTGGTATGCTTCGCATTCTAGTTTGTAATGTTCTCTTTGAGCATCACTTGCATTGTCAATGTCTGATACACCAACATCATTGCGTCTTGGGTCACGACGACCGAATGCGATGAAGCCCGGAATGCTCATGCCGGGGGGAAAGTCTCCACCACCTAAAAACTCTGCTTCACCGTCAGTGTTATCTTCTTTGTTAACCTTGTACGATTCCCATGAACTTGGAGTGTTAGCATCACCTAATTTGTAAACTTTAAAGTAATAGCAATCTGATTCTTCAAACTCTTTAACCTTTACGTACTCTAATAGTTTCTTGCCACCATAATAGCGGAATGACCAGTCCCATACATCCATTGGACTAACTGCACATACATATGGACGACCTAGATTGCCTTCATTGATAGTTGGCATATCAACGAAAACCCACGTATGGCCGAAGATACCTGTCAATTGACCTACACGTTCCATGAAACTGTCCATGGAGCGATTATCTAAGTCTGTATCTAATTGAAACAATTCTGCCCAATCAGCCATATCAGGATCAACTGCTCTGCCTTCTGGTGTAGCAAAACGCAATGTACGCTTGATACCTGGTTCAAACAACACATCATTGATTGTGTCTACGATATAACGACAAATGGGCTGTGCTACAGTGTGTGTAATAACATCAATGTGAATCTTTTCATCTTCAGATGGACGCTTTTTACGTGCTTGACGTTTAAATGCAGTACCACCTAAATATGCCATTTGATAGTCACTCATCGTTTGGTATATGCTTGTGTATACCGGGCAACGGTGTAATAGTTCTTTGTTCTTCATAGTTTTAAATGTTCCTTATTTGTTTCACATGCTTTATAGCCATGGAAACAACGGCTATCTGATATGTATTTATACTTTGTATCTATCACTGCTTGTGCTTACATTTGTCATTGTGTCTGCGTCCTACTACAGCAGGACTACCGTGATATCCACAGTGTACACATGTTTGATAATTAGCAGCGTTACGCCATGCAGTTCCTGCACGACCTTTACCCTTCATTACATCTGCTTTCTGTTGATGTGTACCTACATTAAGATGTTTAGGGTTAACACAGTTGTAATTGTCGCAGTCGTGATAGACTACTTTACCATCTATGTTATGTCCTTCCCATTGCATTCTTAAGCGATGAACTGTACGCATCTTACCATCGAATCTAAAAAAGCCATAGCCGATGTTATTAGTTGATGCTGTCCATAGTTCGCAGCCTGTTGCTGTGTCTTCTTTAACATGGCTAAAGAATAGTGATTTATAATAGTTTTCGTCTTGTTTCATTTGTTTAATTACCACACTTGATGGTCTTCATTTGTTATTTCTTCTTTGCCTGACATGAGTTCTTCCCACGAAGGTCCCCCAGGATATAATGGACTGTGTGGCATATGCTCTGATCCTGGCTTGCGATAGTTGCGACTGTCATCTGTTACATAGTTCTGATCTATTGCACCTTCACTATGATTGATCGGGAACAAGTGATGGATACCATAACGAATGCAGTCACCTAAACCGTCGAGGTGTGCATACGCTTGTTCCATGTATTTAACTAACTTCTTCCTTGAGCCGTCTTCGAAATGATAGGTGCCAAGTGCTTCAAGTAAAATCTTGTCATCGGCTTGAACGACCAGGCCCCCGCGATTAATGAAACTGTTACTAGTGTTATCAGTATCGGTAATAAGAGGATTAGAGTTACGGTTATTGACAATCGTAAACCCATACTTTTCAAGTAGAACCCGATCAGTGATACCGAATGGGCTAGTCGTGTCTCTGTTGACTTGCGTGCCGGACATGTCAATAATACTATTGATGCGGCGTTTGGGGAAGTCAATACGAATTGCTTGTGCGATTCCTTCTGTTGAACAATCATTGATAGCATAACTTTTTAAGATTTCAATCTTTCCGTTGTTTTTTCTAGGGTTAGTAACCTGTGCGATTACTGCTGTCATCCTACGTTTATTGAAGTCATGGAACGAATAAAGATCGCCCATCTTATCTTCAATCTTTTCGACACAGTACTTGTGTTTATCCCATGTGTAGAAGAACTGATTCTCTACTTGGTCCCATGAGCACATATAGTCTTGCTGAAACTTAAGAGGACTTAAAATCCGTTTTTGTTCTTCAATAAAGTTTCTGTTTCCAGAACGCATTTGAAGATAGTTATAGTGTCTTACAATATATTTCGAAGGCATTGCTGCTGCCATCTGAAATAGATCGTAAAGCGGACCATTACCATTAGGAGTAGAAATAACGATTAATCTTCCGGCAGTGTCAGGCTGGCCAACCTTTGGTCGAAGCCGGTTCGTTATTTCTTGTAGCGTATCTTGCGTGTACAGAGCCGCTTCGTCTGCTATCCACACACCTACATTCAATCCTCTTAAGTTTTCACGCTGTTCTGCACTCTTACATCTAATAAAGACTCCACCAGGAAACTTAATTGTTAGTTCACTGTTGTTAATGTCTTTGCCATCTATCAATCCAAAGTGCTTCATGCACGATTGTTTCAATGGCTCCCATATCAAGGATTTAATCATAGCACCTGTTGGGGCACTGTAAATTATATCCTTTCCCTTGTGAAAGCGAGGGTCACTAGCGAATATTGGAAGCGCAATTGCTGCCAAGAAAGTCTTCCCACTACCTACGGGCACAATGTCAATAGAGTGCTTGTCTGTAGTGAGCCAATCTGCTAGAATTGTTTTCTGCTCGCCGAACAACGGAATATCAATGCTTTGTGTGGTCATCGTTCCACTCAGGCAGTTCAGTTGTAGGGAAGTTGAATCCCATTACTAATGTTTGCCCATTGCTTGTCATGTCAACTTCTGATTTATCTGCTACAATCTTGCTTAAAAACGCTTTGTCATAGTCTTTTACAGATTGCCAATCAGATCGGTCAATTGCATCTTTGTAGTTCATTGCTAGTCGTTCTTCAAAACTCATACCAACTGCATTGTCAATGCTTGCAACAAGACTATCTAGTGTAATCTTGTTAGTTGAACCCTTTGGTCGACCAGAGCCTGCTCTTACGCCACCTCTGGATGATGCTTTTTTCTTGTAGGTGCGCTTTGGTTTTTCTGATTGTTTTTCCGTGGCTTCTGTCTGTTTATCTACTGTTGCTGCATCTGATCTAATGATATTCTTCATTCTTTCTTGAACTGTAGGAGTTTCTGGTAAATCCAATAGATTGCTCATGTTAGTATCTACTACCGTTTGATCGTAATTTGGTTTTTTACTCATAATGTTATCCTGCAATTCTTGTTGCTATTGCTGCAAGTACTGCGTCTTTGTATCCAGGAGGCATTATCCAAATATTGCTACCTGGGACAAACCAATCTTTGAACGCAATGAAGTCTTCATCACTGGATGTTTGAGCATAGTTCACTGCTTTTTCAGTAGTGCTAACTTGATCTTTTGTAAATGGTAGGCTCATGCGAATATTACCTCATAGTCTTCAGGCTTGTCTTCAGGATCTAATCCATCCCATAGACTGTTATCACTGATACGCTTGTACTTAGTAACGCCAGTGTTCTTAAGAAGATGCTGATTGTCTTTGCCCCATTGAATCTTTAGTTCTTTGTAGCGGTCATTGCCCAACATCAATTTCATTTGTGTTGCAGCATCTTCTTCACTCCAGTTAACGTCCCACTTTGAATCCTTTATCTGATCTAAGAACTCTAAGCAGACATCCATTTCGAACGGACCTAAGTACTTGCTGAATTCTACAATCATTCTGTCAAGAGCACGACAATGTGTAGTGTTTGGACGATCAATGAGTTGTCTTGTCATCTTTGTATTCCTTTAAGTTTGCTTCTTGTACAAGAGCACCAAGAATCTCGTATGTTGCTTTGATTCCAAGAAGTTTCTCGTTTCTTCCTTGTTCTTCTTCTTCAGGTAGGTCTAATGACATAAGCATGATTAGTGCAGATTTCATGTCATTCATTAAGGGTTCAAGTGATAGCCATGTAATGCCATCAGGGCCTTTAATTAGTTTGTAGTTTGTCATTTGTTAGTTGCTTTCTTAACTGGTTCTTTGTAACCGGCTGCGTGTATTGCTGCTGCTTGTTTTTCTGCATCAGCACGATTTTTATAAAGTTTTCCGCTAGTTCCATAACGATAATACTTTTCACCATTCTTTGTTACTGTTTGTATAGGCATGTTTATTCCTCATCTAATAGATCGTCAGGAAGTTCTGGAAGAATCGCAGGCTTTCCTACACGGTCGAGGATTTCTTGTTCCTCTAGTCTATTTATCTCTTTGTCGTTTTTGCATATCAAACTATGCTTTGCGATTACTTCAGGATCATTCATGGGTTTACCGCAGTCAATACATTTGTGTCCTACCATCACCCATTTCTTTTGCTTCACAGCATAGATTGTAGTGATATGAGGTGGCGGGATTTCTTTAGGTGTAGGCATAGATTTCAGTTTGTTCCATTGTTTTGTGTCGTGAAGGGCTGTCAGCCGTTCAAAGCGCTGGGTGTTGTGTTGCCCAGGCTTGTTAGTAATCCACTCAGTTTCAAAATCTGGTGGAGAATTTGGGGGTTTCTTAGATTGTTTTATGTAGCGAGCCATAAGAATACTTATGACTAACTGATTTTAGGAGTATAATTCTTCTTTATATAGATCCCGATAACTTGTGCCCGACCAATGCAGCATGATATCGTACACATCCTTGCGTGTGTGCCAGACTACATTGTAATAGCCCGGCAGACACTTGCTTAGAGTGTTTTCTAGTTCTTCTATACTGAACTGTTTATCTTTTACGTGAAGTACTTGCATTTAATAACTCCTCAAGTATTGTGTCAAAGTCTGTTGCATGACATGCTGCTGCCATGTCTGCTGCAAAGATAAAGTCTTCTGTCAAAGAATCAACTGGTTCTGTTGGTTCAAGCAGATGTTGGTAAAGATCGATTTGATTTTGCAACTGCACCTTTTCGGGTGTAACTGGGTCGATCATTTCGTACATCTTGTTGTAGTTTTCTACTGGGATGTTGCCACCTGGGGTCTTTGCAATCTTTTCCATTAGATTTGTAATGTCGATACGTGCCTTGACTTCACAGTTACCAACTACGGTGACAACAAAGATTTCCTCGACTGTAAGTGTTTGATCTTCTGGGTTTCTGACTACGCCAGAGATAAACACTTGTTCTGCACCATCTGGTAGAGGTGCCTTGTGTAGATGATATTCTTTCATTGGATTTCCTTATTTGAAGTCAAAAAGTTGTTCTGCGAAAAAGATTGAATCATGATCGGAGTTTTTCTGCAATTTAATGCCCATATCACTTATTGCACTGATTAGTTCTGATGCAGTGTTAACAACGTTTTGGATATGTTGTGCTTGAACTTCTGAACAGTCATGTTGATCTGAATAGACTAAGTTGTTAATCATTCCAGCAATGAATGAGCATGGGCTGTTGTATTTGCTGAACTGTCTATTAAACGGAAGTGATTTATTAGGCTTCTTATACCAAGCAAGAACTTCCTTGATATCTTTGTTGCTGGTTAATGACAATTCGTTGAAATAACTTTGTAATGCCAGCATTTTGCTAATGAGCATTGTCATGTCTTCTTTTTTTATTGTCATATAAACTGTATTCGCCGCTGTCGTTTTTGTTGTGTAGTGTATTGTGTACATTGTATCATCCTTATACACTTACTTAGTAACATTTCGGTCAAAACACCCTGTTAAGGGTGTTTTTTGGTGATTTGGGTATCTATAGCCAAAAAAAAGCACTGAACTATTTCAATGCTTTTTCCCCGCTCACTACTTCGGGCTGTACAGCGATATACAGATAGATATTTACTTAGGATTTGTCTTACCAAATATTTCTTGTAATCGATATACACCAAAGCCATGTGATTCATCATTCTCAAAATTTTCTTTCTTTGGCATGTATTTAGGTCGTTTTTCTAGTTCTTTGCAATACTTCAATGCTTGTGTGTCATCACTAGTGACTGACACTAGCCATTCAAGATAGTCAGTTGGTATTTCTCCATAGCGTTTACCTTTGTACTTCCCAAAACGCATTGTGTCGTTATAGATAACTGGGGCGTTACCTAAAGGCATGTTTGCTTGTTGTTTCACGGTATACTTCCAGTTATCTGTTTTCTTAAGTACTTTTCTGTTGTAATCTAGTTTGCTCATAATAGGTCCTTAATAAATGACGGTACTTGTTCGGGTGTATGTCCAATGATACGATAATGTTCTTTTAACTGTTGTTTGGTCATTGTTGCAACATAGGGATCGTTTTCTTCATCATATTCAGTCTGTCCATAATCAACGGGACTATCATAAAAACCCTCAGTATGTTTTTCTTTCTTTATAAACTGTTTCTTTATAGTTTTGGGTTTAATATATTTTACACCAGTCAATTTCCCCCATGCTTCTTCCACATCTGATTCATCATCAATATCAGTAGATGTCCATGCTGAATGTACCTCATGATCTATTGTCATTAATGGATCAAGATTAACCAATGTCATTTTAATATGTTGCATCTGATTGTTTGTTAATGGCAACTTAGTAATAAAACTATCGTGAATGTGCGCAATAACCTCTACTTCTTGAGTAATCAAATCAATGATCATTTTTTCTGCATGTTGAAACAAATAACTCATAACTTGTGATTGACGTATTGTGTTGTTTTTAATGTTAAACATGTTCGGTACATTAATAACTTTTTCAGTAAAGCCCGGTATGTTTATAAAATGTTTGGTAATATCTTTGGTCATTTTTTGTTGTTCAGCAACAAATGATTTGACCCAGGGATCATTCATAAAACGTTCTCTATCTTCACGATTCATCAAGATATCATCAAGTGCAGGTGTTTGCCATTCTTTATCAATCAACCAACTACCACCGCTGATACGAGCACCAAATCCAATACTTGTCATTGCTTGTTTGATAAGTTTGACTGGTTCTGGATATGCTTTAACATGTTCTGCTAGTTTAATTCTAATTTGACTTTTATGTTCCAAGTACTCTTTAGTATAAGTG